ATTAAAGACTATTGGTGGGGCGGTATTGGAAAGAATACCAATCAAACCCGGGGGTGTTTTTCCTGAGAAGATAAGTAGTGGGGTACTTATCAATGGAGGATAGATATGGGTGGTAGCTACTAATGATCGAGAATACTAATCATCTAGGATACTAATCATTGATGATGACAATTAGCGATGATAACAATTAACTTAGAATAAGATACGTATAAGATATCCCCCAAGAAAGTATCACCAAGAAAGTATCCACTAATAAGATATCCTCCAAGAATCATTATGGATAGGAAATAAGACATTAATAGATGTGAGCTATAAGTTATATCCACTAGATAGTAATGTATCAATAGAGAGGCTAATAGATAGTAATGGATAGGTAATGCATAAGTAATGGATAGATATGATTAGGAAATCAGTAGATAATGATTGAATAATTAGTAGCTAATGATTAGATAATGATTAGGAAATCAGTAGATGAATTAAATTAATTGTAGTAATATATAAAAAAAAGGTGTAAAATCTATCCATTTAAAATATTAGGGTAATATATAAATCAAAAGGAAGTTCTTAATGATAACTTAATGATAGATTTAACTAATGATGATAGGATATCCTTAGAGGATAGTAAATGAGTAATAAGTAAATTATTGAATAATACTTATATGTTATAGAGAAGTAATATATAAGATGAACGAAAATATCGATTCGCCTTAATTAGAGGGGAGTTGAAGCAAGGGATTTGAATTGGAGCCCGGACGGTATCGCAACCATTACAGAAGTGGAAACAGGGCCGCCCCATCATGGTTAATCCTAAGTCATGTCAAACGCAATAGTCTCTGTAAGAGGAGATTTGAGACATCCATTTTCGATCGAAGGCCAGTGGGCATCAACATGTGCGAGGGGACCGCTTTTTTTTAAGTTGATGTGTGGGTGTAGGAGAAATCTGACGTACAGCACGGAGTAGATCGAAAAAAAACACTGCAAAAAGGAAGCGTAAAAGTTGCCTCTAGGGGATTTCTGCATCTAGTTGTTAACGGAATTCTTAAGTGTTAAGTTCTTAGTTTATAGTAAGTTACAAAATTACTAAATTTACAAAAATTCTAGTTTTGGAGATTTTACGCGTTTATGCTAAAAAAGTACTATTTTAAGAATGTTAAGAATATTAGGGGAATATATAGTTTAAACACATAAGCGCGCGAGAATGAAAAAACATTTAATTGTAGATAAGGTAAAGAATAATTGTTTATTTGTATTTTATCCAACAGGTATTCTAAAGTCTGTAGCTACTAGTAAGATGATGTCTATGAAGATGTCAGATATCTATCCTGATTTAGATCCTAGTATAGATCCTGATAAAAGGAAGAATGTTATTACGTTTGTTAAAGCAGAGATATCAGATTTTAAGTTCTTGACTAGTATACAGCAAACTGAAGGTAGGAAGCTTATTTACATAGGGGATATCAAACAACATCTTGGTGAGTTCTCACCAAACGTATCAATGGATATTGATAGCGATACTAATGATATTATATTGAGAAACATTAATATGCAATAATATGAAATTTAAACACACAGCAAATGACAGTGATGAAGTGGTAAGTGTACTTACTAACTTTATGATTAATTCTTATGGATTGAAAAAGATTAGTAAGATTGTATGGTCTACTGGTATACAGGTTAAGTATAATGAATCAACTCATGATTATGATATTGAGGCTGAGATAATCTTTAATGATAATGATCATGAATAATCCATTAGAGGTAATACAGCTAAAGACTGTTGTTGATTACGAAGAAAGGATTGATCCTGAAACTAATGAGGTTTACCAAGAGGAGATTATTATTGAAAAGGATAAGCGTATTAAGACTATTATTGACTTAGATGAATATTCCGTACTTGAAGAGCATATTGATGAGCATGGAGTAATATATAAGGGCAGAGTAGTTCTTAAGGATAGGGGAGGTAATCCAATTCTTATAGCTAAGAGTTATGATGAGATTAAAGATCTATTAGTTAAAAACACACACAAACACATAGGATTTCATGGAAGTAAAAGATCAAAAGAAAAGACTGAAAACTCCGATCAAGTTTGATATTTATCTTAATGAGGAGCAGAAAGCAGCCAAAGACTTAATTTACGAGAACCCAATATTAGCACTAACTGGTGGTGCAGGTAGCGGTAAGACAACTACAGCTATACAGATAGCATTGAATATGCTATTTGATAAAACAGTATCTAAGGTGTTTATTACTAGACCTACTGTTATCTCCAGTAAAAACGAATTAGGCTTTTTGCCTGGTGATTTAGATGAGAAGTATAAAGCTTTCTTAGTGCCTATTGAGCAGGCAATCACATCGAACTATTCATCTGATGGTGGATCTTATGATAAGTCAAAGAAGATTGAATCATTGTTTAAGGAGAAGAAGATCGAGACATTAAGTATTCAACATGCTAGAGGTATTAATATTGATAATGCTATTCTTGTTGTTGATGAAGCTCAGAACATAACGCGCAATGAGGCTCTTATGTTGTTAACAAGGATTATGCCTAACTCTAAGATTATATTCTCAGGAGATTTAAACCAATGTGACCTTTTAAGGGATCAGGATGAGAATGGATTAGCTAGACTTATACATTTGTCTAATCTATCAGAATCTATTAAGCACGTAGCGTTAAAATCGAATTATAGGGATCCTATAGTTGAGTTCATAGAGAAAAACTTTTAAATATAATAATTATGAGACGCAGAAATTTACCACATGTAGCACACTGTTCTAACGGATGTTGACGGTTGTGCTTGGAGGAATTGGAATGGCTTTGATAATTACAAAGTCATTCCTTTTTAAAGGAATTAGAAGACGCATAGAGAGATTTAACAATAAGTATTTGATTAAGTTATTTAACTGCATGATGTGTATGGGCTTTTGGTCAGGAGCATTCTTGTCGTTGATAAGTGGGATGGAGTTAGTAATGATTCTTATTTCTGGATTAATAACCAGCTTAATTGCATACACTTGGTATTTGTTATTCTCAGATACAATGAATAAAATAGATTAATTAAACACATACATTTACAAACACATGGAAGTACAAACACAAACACAAGTAGAGAAAATTAAAGTAGGCGGAACTAAAGCAGTAGATTTTGATTACCTAGTGATCTCTAAGACAGATTTTGATGCATTCTCAGAAGGTATTGAGTCATTGAACGCAAATGTAATTAATTACATGAAGTTATTGCTTAATAACAAGTTCTTTATCTTATCAAAACCAGAGGGAAAAATTGCAAAGACAGTAGCTAATGGAGCAGAAAGTAAAAACGATTAATGCACCTGTAAGTACTAGAGAAGACGCAATACTTCATTACGTAAGAGCGATAGAATTTGTACATGGTATAACTGCAGCGAAAGAGCAACGTGCTCTAGCTGAAATGATACGACTATATCTATCCTTACAAAAAGATGTGCTTAAAGAAGACTTAGTTAATAAGCTATTGTTTTCGCACGAATCAAACGTTATGATAATGGCGGCATCAAAATTTAGTAGACAGGAGTTGTCGCTATTCTTATCAAAGCTAAAGAAAAAACAATTGATTGTAGATGGTATGCTAAGAAAAGGTATATTGCCAATCATAAATGGAAACACTCTGTCTTTAGCTTTAAATTTTATAATTAAATAATATTGAGGTTATAGGGGCGTGGGTTTGTGTGTTTACCCATTGCCCCACCTCTTTTGTTTATGATTAAAGATACTACTATAATGCGGCTTATTAAGGAAGTAGCCGAAGAACTAAACATAGATTATGATCTAGCACACGATGTAATAAACACACAGGTAGATGCTATAGAGAAAGGAATCGCAGAAGGATATGATAAGGTAGGAGTGATGGGATTTGGTTCATTCATGCCTAGGAAATCAAGATATTTAAAGAAATAAAATATGAACTTACGAAAAAACATACAACCAATATTTGATGATTTGATATTAACGGCTGATAAGGAGTCGTTTGATGAATCAGGAATTTTAATGCCTGATACAGTTAGTACTATTAAGGTTATTCAAACAGTAATAGCTAAAGGGCCAGCAGTTCCCGATTATATTAATGTAGGAGACACTATTGAGATTAATCCTGAAACATTTAAATATGAATACAAGAAACAAAAGCATGATCTGGGTGAAGATTTACGCATTCCAATTGTGCCGTTATTTAAGTCAGATGATGGTAATTTTTTAAAGATTACTACACGACAGATCCTTTGGATTATTAAGAAATAATATGTCTTGGATTTGTGAAAATGAATTATGCGCAGAGTTTAATATAGAAAAGACAGAGGCAATAGAAAAGATTTCCTTCGATAATGAATGGAATAAGCATAATTCTGCAGAGAGATGCCCTGAGTGTGGACATAGAAGAATAGACACGTCCTTTTGGACTGGCACATCGTTCAGTAGTCCCGGAAATAAAAACATATGCAATAAATAGCGATTAGCTCTTAGAAGAAATTCTAAGAGCTTTTTGCGGTAAAACACATAAGCAATATGAAAATATTTGAATTGGTAAATTATGAACTAACAATAGATCCGATCGTATTTACATTAAAACCATTTGCTGATATCAAGAAGAAATATAAGGATAGAGATTTACTATATGGTGAAATGGCTTTTATATTTTATTATGCAGATTGGAGAAGTGATTACTCATCTATAATAGATGATGAAGAAAGGAAGGAAAAGATATTGTCAGAGCTGTATATAGATAGGAATAAGCTAGTAATAGATGAATCTACGTTCTTAGCTATAGAATTTTATAACGATAGGCAAGAAACGCTATCTATGCTACTGTATAAGGATGCAAGATTTGCAATTAATAAGATTAGAGAGTATTTACGCACTGTAGACTTGATGAAAGTTGATGAGAATGATAAGCCAATACATGATGTTGTAAAGCTTACCAAGACAATAGAGAGTAGTGCTACTATAGTTGATAAAATGGTTTTGCTTGAGGAGTCTATTAAGAAAGAGAAGCAAGCAAATACAAAGATACGAGGTATTGATAAGGTTGGTTTATTTGAGCAATAATGGAATTTAACAAATACACAACGCCATTAAATGAGATCAAGAGCAGGCTAGAGGGATATGAGTTTAAGAATGAGGCATTTGCGAACATATTAGAACATATAGAATCAGTAACATTTATAAATAACTTAGTTCACAAGGACAGAAAGAGGGTTTGTGATCTACCAAGAGACGAACATGGTAGGGCTAAGATAGATATAACACATCCTCCTGTATTTGAGGATATGGATTACTTTAGAGGGCCAGCAATCAAATTTACTGAGTCAGGTAAGTATACAGATCTATTCCCTAACGGGAATCCTAATTCGGAATATATGAAATTCTGGAGAGAGGAAGAGGATAAATGTATTAATGGTGTCATTCGTCCTAGCGATGGAATGTATATCACCGGATATAATTATTGGTACTGGAACTACAGTCCAATTATGCTTACCAAAAGGATTGGAGATGTTAATGAGGACGGCACGTTTAGATCTAAGAGAGAATATACTCATGCCAGAATCTATGATCATGATGTCTTGTACTTCTATTATGTGCAGGAAGCTGAAGGATTAGGTAAACATGGTGTCGTATTAAAGGCAAGGGGCAAGGGTTATTCTTTTAAAGGAGGATCTATGCTAACCAGAAACTTATTCTTGGTAAGAAAAGCAATTAGTTATGCGTTTGCAGCTAATGAAGAATATTTATCTTCTGATGGATTGTTATCTAAGGCATGGGATACTGTATCGTTTGTTAATATCAATACAGCATTCAAGAAACACTTTCAGCCAGATACATCATTAAATAAGCGTGCTGCATATTTCGATATGACAGATCAAGCATATAAAGGATATTTGTCAGAAGTTATAGGGACTATAGTTAATAAAGCAGATAAAGTTCGTGGTAAGAGAGGTGTGCTTGCCTTATTTGAAGAGGCAGGATCATTCCCTGTATTACTTAAGGCATGGAAGGTCTTTAGATCGTCAGTAGAGGACGATTCTGCCATTTACGGACAAGCTATAGCTTATGGTACTGGCGGAGATGCTCATGCGAATTTTGAGGCATTAGAAGAGCTATTCTATAGTCCTAAAGGATATAGGGTTCACTACCTTAAAAATGTGTTTGATAGGAATTCAAACAATTCAATATGTGGATTCTTTGTACCATCATATATGAATCGAAATGGATGTTTTGATAAAGATGGTAATTCAGATGTAACTAAAGCATTATTAGAGATAGAAATTGCCAGATTAACAGTTAAGTATGGTGCATCTGATCCTAATGCTGTTACACAAGAGAAGGCAGAGCATCCAATTACACCAATAGAGGCTTTATTAAGGGTTGGATCTACAGTATTTCCGGTATCCGAGATAAAGGATTATCTGGTTGAGATAGAACCTAATAGAGAGTCTTTTGTATCACAACATTATGTTGGTGATTTAATAAGATCATCTGAACATGAAGTTGTATGGAGACCTAATTCTGATATCAGTATCCTCAGAACATATCCTGTTAAAGAAATAGATATTTCAGGTGGTGTTGAGATATACGATAGACCAAAGAAAGATGGTGGTGGTAATGTAATCAAGGGTAGATATATCATAGGTGTTGACCCTGTCGATTCAGATTGGGGAACATCATTGTTTTCGGCTTTTGTATTTGATCTATGGACAGATACTATAGTGGCAGAATTTACAGGAAGACGACAAATAGCAAATGATAATTATGATATAGTATTAAAGATGGCTATTTATTATAATGCAGTTATCAATTATGAGAACAACTTAAAGGGTTTGTTTACTTATTTTGATCAAAGGAACAAACTGCATTTACTAATGGATACTCCACAGATACTTAAGGATCAGGAACTTGTAAAGATGATCATTGGGTTTGGTAATAAGAGTAAGGGTACACCGGCAAATAAGCAAGTCAATAACTGGGCTAGAAAAATGCTATCAGATTGGATGCTTACAAAACACACAAATGAATTAGGTGAAGCAACACATGAAACAATTAAGTTAAGAACAGTAAGGTCTTTAGGATTATTGAAAGAAGCTGCTCAATGGAATCCTGACGGAAACTTCGATAGGGTTAGTGCTATGGGTATGATTATGATTGCTAGAGCTGAATTATATAAGATGACAGAAAACGATAAGTTTAGAGAAACCCAAGATGTATCAGGTTTAGAAGATGATGAGTTTCTGTCGAAAAACTCAGGAACGTATGGTGTGTTTAATATTTAAAGCATGGATAAAGATATAAAAATGCCAAGACAGAAATTGTCATGGAATGAAAAAAATAAAACCTGGAGACAGGAATGTGTAGATTCAATTGATAATTCTTATTCATTACAAAGTAATTCTGATTTAAGAATTTCATTATCTGAAAAGATTATTAATCAAAATCTATATGAGGGTGTAATTGATACAGAGGATATGGCAAAATACTTAAATCCATATGGAATTGTTGGTAATTCCATAGATAAAGGATTGGGTCATCACGCTATTCTCGTTCCAAAGATTGATGTGCTTGTTGGTGAAGCAGCTAATAGACACGTTGAGTTTGAAGCACTTGTTACAAATCCAGATTCAATCTCATCAAAACTAGATGCTAAGAGAGAGATGGTTATGCAATCGTTAGCGTCTATTCTTCAAGAAAAATATAAAGGAGATGATGAGCAGGTTAAGGCTAAGCTTAATGAAGAATTAACTAAGCTTAATAAGTTCGTAAAATATTCATGGAAAGATTCTAAGGAATTAAGAGCTAATAGATTACTTAATTACTTCAGAAGAAAAGATAACTTTGCAAAGATATTTACTGATGGTTTTAAAGATGCTTTAATTCTCGGAGAAGAGATATATAAGATTGATATCTACGGTAACTACCCAAGACTAACAAAGATAAATCCAATGACAGTTTATACTGTTAGAAGTGGCAATTCATCAAGAATAGAAGACTCAGATATCATTGTAATTGAAGAGTATTGGAGTCCAGGAAGGATTGTTGATACATTTCATGAGCAGCTTAAAAGGGATGATGTAGAGAAGTTATTTGGTGGTGATCATGACGTTACTAATGATGATGGAATTGAAGCATCGTTTGTTATGGGCAGCAACTCAGGCAAGCCTAGTGAGATAGTAGATTCAACACAAGGTATTCTTGAGTTAGCTGAAGTTAATGGACATAAATTTACATCTGATTTAATTGATACAGATGGCAATGTTAGAGTGCTTAGAGTATTCTGGAGATCATTAAGAAAGATTAAAAAGGTTAAGTATTATGATGATGATGCCTCTACACTTTACAAGTATATGTCAGAGGAATATACTCCTGATGTAACGCGAGGTGAAGAAGTATCGTCTATATGGCTAACTGAATTCTGGGAAGGTACAAAGATAGGTAAAGATATTTATGTATCTTTACAACCAATGAAAACACAATATACAAGCATTAACAATCCAACAATATCTAACATAGGTATTATTGGTGAGTTATATAATACAAATCAAGGAAAGGTAGTTTCTTTAGTTTCAAGAATGAAGTCTTATCAGTATCTCTATGATGCTATTTGGGATAGATTGAATAAAGCAATCGCTAAGAACTTAGGAAGAATCGTTGAGCTTGACGTTGCTAAGATACCACAAGGATGGGATGTAGGCAAATGGATGCACTATGCAACAACAATGGGTATTGGTATTGTAGATAGCTTTAAAGAGGGTAATAAGGGTGCTGCAACAGGTAAGCTTGCCGGTGGATTTAATACAACTGGTAGAGTTATAGATGCTGAGACAGGATCGTATATTCAAAGCCATATTAGTATGCTTGAATATATCAAACAAGAAATGTCTGAAATAGCTGGAATAAGTAGACAAAGAGAGGGTAATATATTAAACAGAGAGACAGTAGGTGGTGTGGAAAGATCTGTTATGCAATCATCACACATCACTGAGTGGTGGTTTCAAAAGCATGATGACGTTGTACAACGTACATTAACTGCATTTCTTGAGATTGCAAAGATTGCACTTAAGGGCAATAAGATAATGATGCAGAATCTATTAGATGATAAGACAATAGAGATCTTTGAGATTGATGGAGACGAATATGCAGAATCAGATTACGATGTATTGATTATATCTAATGAAAATAATGCTGTGTTAAAACAGAATATTCAGCAGTTAGCTCAAGCGGCAATGCAGAATCAATTAGTTAATTTCTCTGATATGTTATATATATTTAATTCTAAATCAATTAATGATATTAGAAGAAGAGTTGAGGCGTCTGAAGATCAGAAAAATGAATCTATGGCACAACAACAACAACAACAACAAAAGAATCAAGAAGAAGCATTAGCTACACAGAAAGAAGCAATTCAATTTGAGAGAGATATTAAAGCGAAAGAGCTGGAGTTGAGAGTTAGTGAAATGGATGTCAATAGACTGAAATCAGAGAGAGATTACAACATTAAGGTTTTAGAGCTTGAAATATCAGAGGATGTAGACATGAGCAAGATAGAAGCTAATCTTGAAACTGCAGAGAAAGGTTTATCACTTAGACAATCAGAATTACAAGAATTAATTAGATCACACAAGGCTAATGAAGAGATTAGCAAAAGAAAACCAGTATCAAATAAAAAATAACACACATGGAAGATTTTAATTTAACACTATTAGATGACGATTCACTTATTTCGGAATCAATAGAAAATGATGAAGCTGAAGAGCAAGAGGAATTAGAGGAAGAGCAGGAAGAGCAAGAGGACGAACAAGAGGAAGGTAATGACGAAGAGTCCGAAGATGAAGAAGGTGATGAAGAAGAAGGTGAGGTAAGACATGATATATATATGTCTTTAGCTGATGTTCTTAAAGAAAAGGGATTCTTCGGAGATATCGATACTAAGAAAATAACATCTGCAGATGAATTAGCGTCTGCATTCAAGAAAGAGATTAAGAAAAACGAATACGCGGATCTTAATGAAAGACAAATTAGATTGTTAGAGGCAATGAGAGATGGAGTTCCTGAAGAAGAAATAATTTCTGAGGAACAAGAGCTTGAAAATATCATGTCAATAACAGACAGACAGGTTGACGAAAACGAAAACCTTTCTTATAGATTAATAATGAATGACCTAATGTTAAAGGGTTTGTCTCAGTCCAAAGCACAGAAAATGTATGATATGTTCTTAGATGATGGTGATGATAAACGGGAAGCAAGGGAAGCATTAAGGAATCTACAAGATCAAACGAGAAGTAAATATGACGAAAAGGTTCTGCTTCGTAAACAAGAGAAAGAAAGTAGAGCACGACAAGCAGATGAATTCTTTGATAAAGTAACGGATAAAATTAAAGGTACAGAAAGTTTTCTTGGTAGCTACAAGGTTACAGATTTGCTAAAAGATAAAGTAATAGCAAATATGTCTAAACCGATCGGAGTTGATAGCAATGGTGTAGCATACAACGCTTTAATGAAAGCGAAAACAGAAGATCCAATAGACTTTGAATCTAAATTATATTATTTGTTTACCATAACAAACGGCTTTAAAGACTTGACAGGGTTTGAAAAAAGAGCCACTAGCAAAGCGGTAAGAGACTTAGAAAGCAAACTTAACTCTATACCTGTTGATTCTAGTGGAAAACAAGTCTATCAATCTGGTCCTAGAGGTTTCCAACCGGAAATCGTTAAGATTATTTAATAATAAAAACAAAAAATAATAAAAATGTCAGCAAAATTAAGTCCATTTCAAATGACCTCGCCTAAATCACACGCAGGTCTTACAACAAAAAATCACCTCGGTGCGATGTACGCACAAAGCCCACAGTTGCTTTCTAGTATTGTATATAAAATGTTAGGTGCATCAGGTGTACGTAACTTAGATACAGTCCTTAGCCAAATGCCAATCAAAACAGTAGAGTCTGATGATGATTACACTTGGAAATTAGTTGGTTCATCTGATAAAAACGTACCTCTTTTTGAGGCTCGATATCAAGGTGCAGTCGTAACAGCAGCAACCAACAACGTTGGTGCCCATGGTGCAGAAGTTGAGCTTGTATTTAGTGAAAAATACTTCTCTGATGTAAACGTTATCGTTGGAGAGAAAAACGAAGTTTATCAATTCCGTATTCTTGACGAACCAACAACTGATGGTCAATTGTATGTGTATCGCGTTTCTTTGATGGGTATTGCAGCAACAGGATGTCCTGGTTCTGAATTAGTATTTGGAAAACGATTCTCTAAAGACTTTAGTCCAGTTGAAGATACCATGTCTATCAAAGGTGGAGACGTTGTATTTAGTTCTCCTATCGAGATGCGTGGTGAGTTTACAACTATTCGTATGGAGCACAAAGTTCCTGGTAATATGTTAGGTAGACGAATCACTGGTAAGATCGCTGGTTTAGATGGTAGCGGAAATGTACGTCAAGTAGATACTTGGATGCAAGAAGTTGAGTGGGTATTTGAGCAGTCTTTCTCTTTGGAGAAATCACGAGCTTTAATGTTCGCACGATCAAACCGTGATGCCTCTGGTCAATATCACGATGTAGGTAAGTCTGGATTCGTTATCAAACAAGGTGCTGGTATCCGTGAGCAAATGGAAGTTTCTAATACATATTTCTATAATGATTTCTCATTAGATATGTTAGAATCAATCCTTTATGATTTATCAGAAGGACGTTTGGAAATGTCAGATCGTAAGTTTATGATCCGTACTGGTGAGCGTGGCGCTACTAAGTTCCATAAAGCAGTTATGGCTGCAGCTACCGGATGGACATCTTTAACAACTGCCAATCCTTCAACTTTCCAAAAAACCAATTCACCATTACACCAGAATTCATTTAAGGCTGGTTTCCAATTCACTGAATGGTTAGCTCCTAATGGATTACACATTGTTGTAGAGGTAGATTCAATGTATGATGATAAAGTTCGTAACAAGATTTTACACCCAGAAGGTGGAGTTGCAGAGTCTTATCGTTATGATATCCTTTACATCGGAAGCAAAGAAGAGCCAAACATTCAAAAGGTAATGACCAAAACCGCAAACGAATTACGTGGATACTCTCAAGGTTTCCGTAATCCATTTACTGGTGAAATCAATACAATGATGACTACAATGGAAGATAGCGCAACCTATACCCGTTATGCTCAATTTGGAGTAGCTGTAATTGACCCAAGTCGTACAGCATCATTAATCCCAACATTATTAGCATAATAATCAATAGAGCAAGGTCGAGAATACTTTCGGCCTGCTCTTTTAATATTAATAAAAACATTTTATCATTATGGAAAGTAAAAAAGCACACACAAAGGAAATAGTAACTGTTGATGTTCAAGAAATCGTAAGTGAATTTAAATTGCCGAATAAAAAGATTTTAGTGCGGTTTATTAAGGTTCAAAAAGGAAATGTAACAAATCCTAAGCACGTTGCTTATGGAGGCAAATTAGAGGGGTCTTTTGACGCTCTACCGCCAAAGAAATTAGGTAACGGATCTTTTGTTAATGTATTAAGCGAATTAGAGCGTGTTGAATTAGAAAGAATGTTGTTTATGGAATCAGGAAGTTTATCTCCTTACAGAAAGGAGAACAATTACTTCGCGAGCATGAATGATATTATCTTACGAAAAGAAGGAACGCATTTAGATTTATCTAATCCAATTGAATACATTCAATATAAGATATTATTATCTTATGATGATTTCATTTCACCATCAATTACAGAGACTAGCAATAAGAAAACTTATAGATATGAATTAGTTTCAACAGGTGATGATGATGCTGTTAGTAAGAAGTTTACTGATTACAAACGTAAAGCATATAAAATCCTTGATAATATTGAAAACAATAGAGATAAATTAGCAATGGCAATTAGGTTATCTTCTAATAAGAAAGTAAGCACAGAGTCAGATCACGAGTGGTTGATTGGACAGGTTAGTGCTGAAATCGAGAAGAACGCAAAGCGATTCTGCGAGATTATGTCTGATGAAAATATTGAAACTAAATACTTCCTTAAGCAAGCTATTGATGCTAAAGCAGTTGTAGAGGCAAAAGGAATTTACAAAACTATTGATGGCATAGAATTATGTTATGATGGTGCAATTGCAACTTTGGATAATGCTATAGCTTTCATTAATGATATTAAAAACCAAGACATTAAACTTTTAATTAAATCTAAAATTAAATAATGACAGTAGAGGAAATGGAAAATGAGTTTAATTTGCTTTATGACAATGAAGACCAGGAAGCCCCTGGATTAAACTCTTATGAAAAATCCCTATATTTAACCATAGCAGCTAATACAATAGTAGATAAGATCATAGCAGATGCATTAAAAAAAGGTTCTAAAGGCAGACATGACGATATGTATCGGCTAGATGAAATTAAAGGCCTAGAACGATTTTATCAAACATCTGTACTTGGAACTGTGCCAACAGAGGTAGATTCTCCGGTATTTACTTCATTGGTAAAGATAGTTCCATATTCAAAGTATGTAAAATTACCAAAGGACTTAGCTCATGTATTAAAAGATTATGTAAGATTAGGAGTTGCAGATTACACTAATGTGGATCTTGTATCTACTAGATATGAATTTATCACTAGACAATTAAGAGACCCTTTCAAACAACCAACTCCAGTTAATGGATATTATAAGCTTCAGCACGGAACTAAAGAGACCGATTTGTACCTTGAGATAATCTCAAGTCCAACAGCAGTTTATGATAATTATGTTTGTTTTTATATAAAACGCCCAAGGCCAATTATATTAGAGGATCTAGGAGTTGCTTATCCTGGCTTTGGTTTTTCTATAGATGGATTCGATATTCCGTATCAGCCAAATGAACCAATTGGCCCTGTTATCGCGAATCCACCGGCAACAGACCTTGATAAAGGATTACATAGAAAAATAGTTAAAGAAGCTGTTAAGATTGCAATTAAGAGCTATAGGGAAAATACGTTAGAGAATAACGTACAATTAGATATGCTAGAACAAAATCAATTAAATCAAAACAATAAATAAACAATTTAAATTATGTCAACATTTTCAGAAAATCAATCTCGAAAGATTTTTATCGCAACCGCCAACACTGCAGCAGGCGTAGCAGACGTAAGCGCCTTGAACGAAGGTGAGGTACAAGCATTTACCACTGATGGTAAAAAGGCAGTAGCAGCAGCTAGTAAGTTTTTAATTGCCACTAAAAAAGGTGGAGTTATTTACAATACAGAATTTATTGATTCTGCAAAAGTATTAAAAACTAAGAAATCTGCTAACGACACTAAGTTACAGAAGTATTCAATTGCCTTTACAGGAACTCCAGTTGTTGGAAAATTTGTAGATGTTGTTGTATTCGTTGATAACTATGGTGCAAACGCAGGTTCTGGACAACCTTATCCATTTCATATTGGATATACAATTCAGAGTGGAGATACAGCATCTAGCGTTGTTACTGGTCTTTTAGCAAGTTTAACAGCTCAGGCTAACATAACATCTGACATCAACATCTATGACGATGGTTCAGCGGCTGCAACATTTGCTTTCGTAGCAGGACGTACTCCTTTCGCATTAGGAAGAATGGCAGGAGAGCCTTTAAGCACAAGATTAACAGTTAAAACATCTGGAACAGGATTATCTGCAGCAGTAACAACTAGCACAGTTAGTTCAAACAACGGATATGAGATTGCTAATATCGAGTGGTTTGACCTTGGTAATACAGGTGATACTTATCGCGGTGCAGGTTATCCAAACTCTTACAACGAAACATATCTTGCTGTAGCAGCAACCGCTTACACATCATTTGATGTATCTTATTTCTCAGAGCGCATGTCAGCCCCTGGTGATAAGCAAGCTTCACAAGTATTAGTCGCGATTCCAACAGCTCTTATTGCTCAATTTGAGACATCTTTAGAGACTGTATTAGGAATTACATTGTAATAGTATTAATTTAAAAGGGTGTGTGTATATTACATACACCTTTTTTTTATATAATAAAATATGAGTTTATGTACCGGTCTACATGGCCAAGACACAATTCAGTTTAATGATTTATATATAACGCCACAATTAGACTCATTAGTAATTAATGCAGTTTCGTGCGGAACAATAACTGGCATGTATCTATATCTAAGCACTGGATTTCTAACCAATACATCTATCGATGTATCATTACTTATATCTCAGACACCAGAATTATTAAATGGAACACCGACAGGAAGAAGTATATTATCTGTTACAATACCGGCAGCAAGTGTGCCTGTAGCAGACTTTAATACTGTTGTGGTTGTTAGATTAGTAAATGATTATGATGATGGCATAAATACATCTCAAGAATTAACTAAAGCCGTAGCTAGTTACGCAGGAATTTATCCATGCTTAATTAATGCTATTTCAAGAGTAGATTCAGGATGTAATGATTGTAAAGTATTTAATAACGTATTGATGATATGGATGTTGATAGATATCACAAATACCTATTTTCAATACGACAGAATAAGCGAGGGTGTTGATTCTTATGCTAAGATATTAGAGATTTGCATTGAGAATAATATCATATTCTCCGGCAGACCTTTACCAGAATTTTCCTTTTCTTTATGTGGTCAATATGGTGGAATAGGCTGTTGGATTGTGGATTCTACATTTGTAGTTGGACAACCATATATAACTCCTTAATATGATACCTACAGTAGTAAATACGCTAGAAACAAACGCTTACGAGACTATTATATTAATGGATCAGTACATTAAAAAATTAGATGTGTTTGGTGTATCTACACCNAAGCAACTAATGTACAAAAGAATAATAGAGACATTAATTATTAGNGATTTTGTTTCTGATCAAGATAAATTAGGATTAAATTTAATTTTAATCAAGTTGAAAAAAACATTAAAAATATTATAACATGGACGAACTTCAAACAATATCTAAGATTCATAATCAAGATGGGAATGCTGCTATTTTACAAAATTGTGAAGTCATAGATATTACAACAGCATATGGAGATACATCAAATTTTAAATTATCAAAACCAGCATTGTTAAGTGTTTATTACGGTGACGATGTTGCTGATGATGCAGATATCTCTATACAAACAGTTGGAAATGATGGACCTGTAATTATTAAAGCCTGGGAGGCAAAATCCAAGTGTTTTATGGTTACTCAGATTTATTCAACTGGCACAACAGTAGATTCTCAATATTTAAAATTATACAGATAATATGAGTCTCTCATGGAATACAAATCTACATTGTAATTCTATAAATAGACTTTTAGGTGTAGATATTTGTGCAATATTAAAGACAGCATCTCAGCGTCTATCGACATGGGTTGATGGCTTATATACCGATACACTAGGGCGTGGTTATTTGCAGCCGTTACAGTCTTGGGCGTTTAAATTCGATGGGACGAGTAATTTTATACAAACCCCTCACTACATACAAGGGCAGACNCCAATTTACTTAAAAATATTTATAAAAACTGGGGTGGTGAATGTAGCACAGGCTTTTATGTCTTCGGGTGGGTATGCTTCGTCAGCGAAAGGGATAGCCTTCGATATTATTAACACTGGCCAAGTAAGGATTATAGTGGCAAGTGGAACAGCTATACAAGTAGTCAGTACGGGCGTGTTTTTATCTGCAAACACTACATATTTGATTTCAATTTACTGGAATGGTTTATCGGGGTCAGCAGCTACACTCAATGTAAATGGAAGCATAACAACGCACACAATAACAGAGGAATGGGCTGGAAATAGTTACCTCCAATTAAGAGTGGGNGCTTTNAATTCGGGAACGTCAAAATTTAAGGGTACAGTGATGTATGCNGAAATGGANATAAATAACGCTGGGCGGTCTTTATTGCCGTTGGCGGTTGGCAATGGGGCTACTATTTACGATGTAGACTATAACTTTTCTTACACGATCGCAGGCACTATAAACGCTACAAATTGGGTAAAACAAGACGAGTACCATTACAATATATTAAACGGATTTAATAAAATCGGTGATGCCTATATCCCAGCAAGCCGCACAAATGTAGGCTTTGATGTTTTAGGCAATACACTTTCAAATCCAGCTGTTAACGGACATAACGGAGCTGAAACCTTACTAAAACAAGGCGACGATACTGTTAANCTTATCGATACGCATAACGAATGGTTTAATACGTCGGGCGTTGCTATTGAGCACTCTTTTGCAACACTTCCAGTAAATGGGACCAGGGTATTCGGAATGGAATCAGGTAATAACAAAGGCCAATTTGTGACATTCGACCACGACCTAACTATTAGCGAAAAGAATAAGATCTTAAAATGCTATGAATCGGAAGGATCGGTAACGCTTGTCACGGATGAAAATGGTGTTATTCTAACGACAGAAGAAGGTCTATTTTTAACAATTTAAAATAATACATTATGAAATTATTAAATTATTTACTTACACAATACATAACCATTAAGGGTTGGATATTGGGGACTGGATACGAGCAGACTAATGACTTGACAGTACAGTTTTTAACAAATATCCCAGGCTTAAAGTATCCTTCTTATCGTCGTATTGGAGGGCAGCTTCAGACGGCAGTAGGGACTGCTGGTTTTTTTAATGGAACAAATGGCTATGCAACTGTGCCTAGTTATACTGCACTTAATGGACTGAATGGACTTTTGAGTTCTGGACAAGACCTAATGACATATCCAAAGCAGGCACTATGTTATTTCGTAGTAGCCATATAAATATCCGCCAAAGCTGGGGTGATTTATATGTTAGAGTAGGAAATACAGGATGGGATTTATCTATTAACAAAGTCCTTACAAATGGAGGTAAATACCATATTGTTATTGCGTGTTCAGACTACGGAGATGGTGTTAATGTTACTCCTTATATAAACGGCAGAAAATATGACACGAGAGCAGTATATGGTGCGCATTTACCAACGTCTAATTCTAATATTTTGAATATTGGCAGATCTACAAGTTCAGGATTTTATAATGGAGATATAGATGAAATTCTATTCTACAATGTAGAATTAACTAATGATCAAGTATTAGAACGGTACAATAAAGGTAACGGTACGCAGTCATTACCAACTGGAATAAATGAGCCAACACAATTGACACTTAGATTTAGTGATACAGTTACCAATAATGCTACATTAGGAGCTGGTAAAGATATGACGTTATCAAATGTATCTTTAGTTAATGGAATCATTACATCAAGCGGCTATGGTTCAAGCGGAATATGGGGAATGATGTTCTCTGGATCAGAAATGAACGAGATACCATTCTATGCTCAATTACCTCACTCATGGGTAGAGGGAGATCCAATTAAGTTTCATCTACATTATGGCTTTCTTGATGATCTGGGTGATGCTAATGCAAAGTTTAGCATCGAGTATTCTATGGCTTCTTATGGTGAGCCTTTTTTAGATACTACAGTAATTAGTGGTACATTACCGATACTTGCAGCTAATCTAAATAAGCATTTAATCGAAACAATCGCAACATTAGATATGACAGGAAATACAATTTCAACAGTAATAAATGGTCGTTTATTCAGAGACCCATCTGATGTTGNAGATACGTATTTGGGTGATGTATTTGTTGGGTTTGCTGATTTTCATATCAAGAANAATACTTNCGGATCTGTAACGGAGTTCACGAAATGGTAACGGTTNCTAATGTTCTCATAATAGTGATTNGTATTTTGATTAGTGCTGTAGGATACTTNGCGAATCGATTGATTGCATCTATCGATCGTCTTGATGCTTCAGTAAATAATCTTAACATTGCTAACGCTGTTAAAGATGTAGATTTAAACGAGATTAAAACAAGATTGTCTGATGTTGAAATGGTTGTTGATGCTCACGAACTGAAAATCAATAACATTAATATTAATTGCAAAGTATATGAACATGACAAAAAGATTAATCACTAACTGGATGACTACGTTAATTGGCGTAGTCATTGCTATTATCATAACTAAAGATTTATATATTTCCTATAGTGATATGTCATTTAAGGAATTAATAATATCATTTTTCTTTTACGGATTATCTATTGCTTTGATATTAGCAAAAGATAAGATTCTTCTCGACTCATGGAGTTATTTAACAACTAAAATAAGTAATTTATTAGATAGAATAACACTATGAATACATGGGATAAAATAAGTGATAACAGAATAGAGACATTACACCCTATGATTAGAGAGAATGTTATTAGTTTTGTTAACGAAGTACAATCTACACTGTCTATTAAAGTAAGGATTACTGATGCTTTAAGAACATGGAATGAGCAGAACGAACTGTACAAACAAGGTAGAACAAAACCTGGTAAGGTTGTTACTTGGGTTAGAGGTGGTATGTCAGCTCATAATTACGGATTAGCATTTGATATTTGTAAAATAGATGGTTCTAAAGCNATTTGGAATATGAGTGATAATGAATGGCGTAGTATTGCTGATATATCTAATAAATATGGATTCACATGGGGTTATGATCTATGGGGTAAAGACAAGCCTCATTTTCAAAACCTATTTGGAAATTCATTAAATTCCTTAATGGCGATTTATTCTTCAGGAAAAGTAGACAGTGAAGGATATGTATTTATGAATGATTTAAAAAAATAAACAATGACTATAATTCAAGAATATAAACAATTCTTTTTAAGAGATCATGCGGAGACAGGCGGCCTTTATCCTGATCAAGAAATAGGGTTTCCAATTGAATATTATGTAGAGTTACCAGGTGGCGGCCAAGTAGCTGTTAAGAATAGATTTCTAACTGGATACTACCCATCAGAAGAAGTGTTTGAGAAGCTCTTTGAGAGCATTCCATTTAAGCTTAATGTAGAAGATACAGCAGCACTAGATAATCATGGGCTGGTAAAAGTTGGTACCGCTGCTGAGGCTGCGGCTCACGAAACTCATAGAGATGGTTATTTCCTAGTATATCCACTCGATGATATATTGTCTACTGTTGGAACAGAAATGAATCCGTATTTATACGACATTACATTTACAGAAGAAGACAGAACATTGCATTTTGTACGAGAATCTGATTCACTTCACGTAGATACAATAACTGATTTATTGTACGGTGGTGACCTTCCACAAGGATCACTTGGTAAAGTTGGTGATGTATATGTGTATATAAAAGGTTACAATAGTATATTTTTAAAAACAGGACTATCTACATGGTTCGATACAGGACTTGACTTTGCATCGCCAATACGGATGGTTTCGACTGGAGGGTCTAGTGTTGTGCTAGAACAATTATACAATGGCGCTTGGAGTACTATATATACATTTCCTTTTATTTACGACGGTACACATGTTGATTTGCAAAGCGATGCATCTGGATATACTACAAGCATATTAAGTGGCTCTAACAATGTTATCGAGACAATGACAGTACCAAAGCAATTTGTAGTAGCAAATACTATATCTGGTGGTGTTGAGTTGTATAACGGATCTGTAGATTCAGCTAATTACATAGCTACAATATCCTCTGGTGGTGAATCATCTTCTGGTGGGGCTGTTATTTACAATGCTGGAGTTCCTTCGTCGGCTAGCGGAAGCGATGGAGATACGTGTATAGATACTCTAAATGGCGTCATATATGAAAAGGTATCAGGAATATGGAATAATAGAATTTGCTTCTCTAAATGTGGTGCTATTGTTGAACATACATTTAAAGCTAAGACTAACTCAATCAACATAAACAATATAACAGATACAACAACAATTCCAGTATCAGCAAGTGATTCTTTTGATGG